CCCAGATGTCTGGGTCCCGAAGAATCACACCCCCTATAGCTATAGGGAGTTTATGACTTGTCTCCTACATACCGTTCCAGTGCTAATCCCTTAACTTGGGCATATAGTGCCGGAGCGGGGTTTCCGCCCACAGTTGGGCAGAGATTCGAGACAAGTTATGAAGGTCTTCTGATCTCTTCGAGTCATCGCCGTTTAAAAGGCGGTGGTTGGTCTGGTGGGGGTGCCTTTTATACTCATAAAGACACCTGGACTTCTACTGGTGAGTTTTCTCTCTCTTATACAAGATTGAGTGACAACACCAAGCAAGTCGTAACCATGGTAGCTGCAGAGCTACCTGGGGTTCCTACCATTCCAGTTCCTCCTACCGTTAGTTCTGTCTGGCCAAATCAACAGTCAGACTTTACTACCGGATGGAAGCGTACTCGACCCGGAAACGCGGTTGGCGGGTTGGGCCAAGCGCTCATCGAAGGATGGCGCGATGGTCTTCCCCGTGGTCCGTCTACGATTGCCAGAGAGATTGCTGGTATTCGTAGTGTTGTTGGGGCTCTTCGCCAAGTTGGCAATCAGTACCTCAACGTCGTTTTCGGTTGGAAGCCTCTCGTTAATGATCTGAGAAAGATAGTTAAAACCTATCTATCTCTCTCCGATCGCCTTGACCAACTCCGTAAGGATAATGGTCAGGGGATTCGACGAAGGGCTGACCTTGGAGATCAGACGAGTACGTCTTCCACCACTACTGAATGGACGGCCCCGTTTGTAGGTTGTACAAGCGCGCCAGCCATCTTTATTGGTGGTCATACGACGTACACGACGACCACGACGACGACTCAGAAGACATGGTATTCGGCGAGATACCGATACTATATCCCTGATACGTCATCGTCTCAATGGACCACGCGTGCTTCTCTTGCACTTTTCGGTGCTTTACCAACACCTGAGGTGCTTTGGGAAGTTATGCCGTGGTCCTGGTTTATCGACTGGTTCACTAATATGGGAGATATTATCTCTAATGCCTCCCAGAACGCAGTCGACAACCTCGTTGCGGATTATGCGTACGTCATGTTCCACACCAATGTCACAACGACAGTGGGTCGACAGATCCACTATCAGCCTGCCAATGGTATTGTGGTCTCAGGATGTCCGCCTGGTGATGCAACTATCAATACAACTCATGTTGTAGAGAGTAAGTTGCGGCAAGGAGGGTTGAACCCCTATGGCTTTGGATACCAGGTTGGTAGCCTTACCGGCTATCAATCTAGTGTCCTTGCTGCTCTTGGTATATCCAAGCAGCGTTTGCTTACCTAAGGAGCCCATCCATGTTTGCCGATCCGCAAAGTGTCACCTACGCAACCGTCGCGAAAAGCCTTCCGGCTATTTCGCGTAGCGATACGCAGTCCGAGTACAAGCTATTCGACACGGGTGGGGTCGTTTATGACCTCATCCTTGCCCATAGCTTCAAGACTCGGAACCGCGCAATCATTCGCTTGCGTCGGGATGCCTACGCCAGTGACCCACTCGTGCCTGCGAACAATGTGCTCGCCAGCATGACTGCGACTCTGACCGTGGACTACCCGACTTTCGGACTGACCGTCACGGACGCGCAGAATCTCGCCAATGCCCTCGTGGCATGGTCGACTTCTGCTAACGTCTTGAAGGTCATTTCCGGCGAGACATAATCTCGCGCGAATATGGGGCTTCTTAGCTCCATTGAGCTTCTCCCTAGCTTAGCTGCTAGGGAAGTGCTCGATCCTCAGCTTCGTGCTGAGGTCGCTACTGGAATAAAGGTTGGAATAGAAGCCTTACAGCTTTTATTGCCGTTCTTTGATTCCAGTTCGGATGCTGCGCCACTTACCAATAGTAGCGCAGTGAACCCCCAAGCGTAGTCTGGGAGTAGGTGACTGCTACAAAGCTTTCGGCAAGCATGCCTGGATGGTTTCCACCCTTGAAAGGATGGTACCATGAAAAGCCTTGTAGGTCTCTTTAGCTCCCTACTACAGGATTGTAGTAGGAGGTGTGATGCCCCATCCTCTCGCGATATCTTGACGATATCGCGGAGGGTCAAAGACGAGGGTGATAGCTTCCTTACTATCACTCTTCCTGCTTTCTGTAAATCGTTCGAAAGGGCGATTGACAGAGGTAGGGTGGTCCCTTCCGACTTTCCGAACTTCGGAAAAGTCGGATGTCTCCCCTCATTTCTGAAGGGATTCATGTACCATGTCTTTGACGAAGATGGTCGTCTTCGCGATAATCCGTCTTCTGACTGCGTCTTGGCGATTCGGCAAGTATGCTTACTCGCTAAGAAAATGCTTCGTCCCTGTACAAGTGACAGGAATAAGGCTGCAGAAGACGCATACATCGCGTGTGAAAACGAGGTATCAGCTAGATCTCTCGATCCAGCTGACTGTGACCTCTTCACCCACATCGCCGGAATCTTGATTTCGGAGATGGTGGATGATTCGTTCTATGACGAATTAGTTCCTCGTCATGGACCGGGGGCCACTTGTGAGCATATTATGGGAAACCAAAAATATGTTCACCGCACTTGGAATGTTCGGCTAGAGGAGGTTTTCCCCTATACGGAGTTCGCACTAGGCTCTATCTTGAACCTGGATGAACTCGACACTCCAGTGCCTGACCTCGTTGAACCCGAGAACGAACAACCCGTGAGGGTTGTATTCGTTCCTAAGACTATGAAGACGCCTCGTGTCATAGCTGTAGAACCTGTCTGCATGCAGTATGCACAACAGGCCTGCACTACTTACTTGGTTGATAGGATCGAAAGACACCCTATCACCTCTGGTCACGTTAACTTCCGTGACCAAAGGGTTAACCAACGTATGGCTTACGAATCATCTATCAGTGGCACTTTAGCCACTCTAGATCTCTCGGAAGCGTCCGATCGCGTCTCCATGAGACATGCTGAGATGCTCTTCAAATCGTGTCCAGATTTCTGGGCACTCATTGATGCGTGTCGAAGCAGGTCTGCTCTCTTGCCTAGTGGCAAAGTTTTGCAACTTAGCAAGTTTGCGTCCATGGGTTCAGCCTTGTGCTTTCCCGTTGAGTCGATGGTTTTCTTTTGTGCCATCCTCTCAGCGTTACACCACGAGGCTAAGATACGACCGTCTCGACAAAGCGTGAATCGACTATCACGCTCTGTCTATGTCTACGGTGACGATCTTATTGTCCCTGCAGACAAGGCATCCGTGGTTACCAGTTGGCTCGAAAGCTTCGGCTTCCGTGTCAACCAACACAAGTCCTTCTGGACTGGTAAGTTCAGAGAATCTTGTGGTAGGGATTATTATGACGGAGTCGAGGTAACACCAAGTTACCTTCGTCATGATTTTCCCCGTAACCAGGCTGATTCTAGCGGGGTTGTCTCCCTAGTAGCACTTGGAAACCAGCTTTGGTTATCTGGTTTCTATCGTGCCGCCGACTATCTTAAGGAGATAGTCGAGCGTGCTGTTGGTTCACTACCAACAGTAAAAGGAGATTATTCTGAATTTTGGGGTGGTGGAAGATTCGGTAAGACTGAATCTTTTCACCGCGCTTTAGTTCAGAAGTCCCCAGCTATTGGATGGTTGTTCTACAGCAAGAACTTCCTTCCATTGCGTTTCAACAAGGAATTACAGAGACGTGAAGTCCTCTGTTATGTCCCTGTTGGGCGTAAGGTAGAAGACCCCCTAGTGGGCGATCCTGCCTTAGCTAAGTGTTTACGTGTGATCGGTAACCCCGATTTAGACGTTGAGCACTTGCGGAATTCCGCCAGGCCCTACAGCCTCACACTTAAACGTAGGTGGGTTCCCG